ATTTCCTCCAGATCTAGTTTCTGGATTCCTACCAATAATATTAGATGCTATAGCACAAGTATAAGATTTCTCAACTATAAGATCAGTTGCATCTTTATAATCCCTACCTTTTAAAGTAGATGCAACATTCTTATCTCCATATATACCCATAGCTTGCATATCATAACAAAATGTAGTTAAATCGCTGTCGATTGTGCTATCAATGCTGCCATCAATTTCTTGGGTAATGATCTTTTGCGTTTCTCTGCTCGGAGCAAAATCCCCACGCAAGCTTTTGGACTCAAGTAATATCGGCTTTCTATTCGTCCAGTCTCTAGTATCGAGGATAACAAACAAACGTCTGCGCCGTTGCGCCATTCCGAACCATTGAGCGTCCAACACCGACCATTCAAGCATTGAATCTCGTCCGAAACAGACACCCTCATTTCTCCAAACAAGTCGATTTGAATTGAATTCGACCCCAACCATTGTATTAAGAATTTTTCCAAAATCTTCTCCATTATTACTACTTAACGCACCAGGAACGTTTTCCCATACTAGATATCTAGCACCACAATATTTTTGTGCTAATCTAAATACTCTCATACCTTCAAAAAATAAAATAGAAGAATGATTAGTATCATCTTTAATTGTATTTAATCCTTGTTGTTTTCCAGCTACTGATAAATCTTGACAAGGACTTCCGAATATTACTACATCCAATTCACCTAATGCTTTTATATCATTATCATTAATTTTTGTAACATCACCTAAATTTTTAAGATTAGGATAATGTTTTTTAATTACAGAAGATTGGTATGGTAAGATTTCTGCTACTGCTTTACATTCCCAACCAAGAGGTTCCCATGCAACAGTAGCAGCTTCTATACCAGAAAATAAACTTAAATACTTAATCATAACTAATCATTAAATCAATAACCCGATGTAACATTTCTTTATCTTCAAAGAAATACTTAGATTCTAATTCTCTAGCTCTCTTTAATTGTAATTTAACTTCATCATAAATATTAGTATTTTCAAGTTTCCAGATTTCTGAAAAATAAAATTTAGATGATGTATCACTACTCAATGTTGCAATAAAATCATTATATTTTTCAAAAGGTTCTTCTCTAGAATCTCTAGCTTTCCACCAAGAATATAAATTTTCTGTTTCAAGTACATTTGTTAATGGGTAATAGGTATCAACCAGATATTCAAACTTAGAGAAATTTAGATATAATAACTTTTCTAATTGACTACTATTTTCATAACTTACTTTAGTATATTCAAAGGTTAAATATTGCCAAAAAAACTTTAAATCTTGAATTCTATTACTAATATATTTCTTCATACTTTTATTACCTCTATTCCACATTTAATTAAAAAATCAATATACCACAAATATAAAATAATGTCAATATGTTTTATATATAATATTATATAGATACTATTTACTTAAAAATTATATGATAAAAAATCTAATACTGAAATAATAGCATCAACTTTATTGGATATAGAAAATCTATTTCATACATATATACTTAAATCTTAATACAAGGTATTCCACATTTAAGTAAAAATTCCATACCATCAGTATTTTTATATTCATATTTATAATAAACCAAAACTATTCCAGAACTATAAATACTTTTTGCACAATTAATACAAGGAAGTACTGTAGAGAATAATATCGAATCGACACCACTTTCAGTTGATTTTGCTAATCTAGACAAGGCATTTGCTTCTGAATGTATTACATGATCATGAGTTTTTAGTTTTTGCCAACATTCTTCTATCATATTAGATACAAAACGATATTCCGATTGTTCTATACCAGACAAAGTTCTAAACTCAGTATTAGTGATATCAACTTCTTCTTCACAAGAATTATCCCATCCAGCTGGAGTAGAATTGTATCCACAACTAATAATACGATCATCTTTTACAATCACAGTTCCCACTTTTAATTTAACTGCATTAGATAGATTTGCAGTTAACTCAGCCACATCCATAAAATATTTTATATATTTTTCTTTCATTTTTTGTCTCTATAAAAATCTTCATTAACATCTTCAATAAAAGTCCGAATCAACCCTAACCCCTCTATAATATCAGCATCAGAAATCCCAGGATAATGAAATTTCATAGTATCCTCAGTAAAATCTAAAAGTTCAGAATAAGAAAAATCTAAATTTTGATCTCCACCTAACCATAAACTGAGAATTTGTCCATCAATATCTTCTTCATCTGAAGAAGAATTCCAAAAGCTATACCAAGAGGAATTTGACCATCTAGAATATGACATAACAATACCTTAATAAAGTAATAAAAATATATTATAACATGTATTTATTATATGTCAAGCAAAAAAATACCTCAATTAAGAGGTATTTAGTGTGTGTAGTGGAATATATGAATTCCTTATTATATAAAACTAAAAGACGTAGTTTTATATTTTATTCTATTTCAAACGTTTTAATCTTTGTAGATTCTGGAATAATATTATCTAGAATAACAGTCAAAAGACCATCTTCTAAGAAAACTTTAGAAACTTCAACAGTATCAGCAACCGTAAAATCTCGTTTAAAATTCCTTTCTGCTATACCTTTATAAATAAAATTCAATACAGGTTTGTTTTGATCAATACTACCCTCTACACTTAAACTACCATTATGTAAGGTTACTCTAATATCATTTTTTGAGAATCCAGCAACAGCTAATACTATTTTAAATTTAGTATCAGAAAGTTTTATTATGTTATATGCTGGAAAGCCAGTAGTAGGCTTTTCTAACTCAGAAAGAGTTTTAAATAATTCATCAAAACCTATAATTCTAGATCCTTGATTATAATGTTTCCAATATGTTTTTTCTTGTTGAATATTATATTCATCTGTAGTCATTTGATATTTCCTTTTAGTTAAGCGAAATTTAAAAATTACTAAATCCCCGAAGCAGATTTAGGTTTATAGAATATTTCCTATAAATATATTTATCTAGCACCAATTTGCACTGATAAGGATTTACAACTAGTAATATCGTTTTGAGTAGTTAAAAACCCCAAAACACCATTGACTTCATGTAAAGCACTATTAATTTGATCTACTGTACCATAAACACCAGATAATGATCCATCTGCACCTAAAAATGCAGCACCTATACCAGCATCAATCATAGCTAAAGCACGTTGAGCTTTTAATCTGGCAAGATTTAATGCATCCAATTGTGGTTGAGTATAAGTTCCAACTAAAGCTTGTGTTGCATTATACCAAGCAGTATACGCATTATCAAAAGAAGTTTGTGCTACACTTCTATAATTTAATTGTGTTACTGGTGTAGTTAATGCATGTATATTTGCTGCAAATGTAGTATCCAATGACGCAATAGCAGATGTTGTTGCAAAAATTGTATCCATTGCAGCAGCATTAACTGCATCAATACCATTATTAACAGCACCAACAGCCATTGCTGCTGCTGTATCTACTATATCAGCAGCAGCAGCATCAATACTGGCAGCAGATATCATTGTAAGCATCTTCATTGTATTTTGCAATTCTGTAGGTATCAAACTCTGCAATAGCTGCCTAACTAACTGCATTCCAAAAGGTTGAAGGTTGTACAAAACAGCTGATGGTGCTACAGAAGCAGCAGTTAATGGATTTGCTGCTAATGCCAAGACCAATTGAGAAATTCCAGCATATGTCGCATTGATGTCTGTCTCTGCTTGTGTCAATCTAGACTGCAACCCCTTGATCTGATTGTTTAATTCAAAATCACACATATATTACCTCATTTTATAATTTAAATTTACCTATATTGTATTTAGAAACTAGCTTATATTGAGATTTTTCTTTATACGGGATAATCTTTAAATCTGAAATTGGAACAAATAGATTTTCACATTCTTCTATATACATTATCTGCAATAAACCCCAATCCTCTAATAATTTAGCAATTGTATTTCTTCGTCCTATATCATTCTCTGATATATCACTATCTTTATTATCTAAAGCAAACAATTCTTTAAAGTGTATAATAACATACCTACCTTGCTTATGTAGCAAATGTACACTCTGATATAAAGTTTTATCTTTTTTAGATAACACACCAATTCTAGTTAAAGTTTCTTTAATTTTTAAGAAATTATTTTCCTCAATATTAATTTCTACACCATACCCATTAAAAATATCATCATTCATAAATCATCCATATATTATATTAAAAACTACTTTAATATATTTATATAGTAATAATTACTTACCTTGTCCGCCTTTATTACATAATTCTTTAATTTCTAATACTTGATCTTGAGTTAGAATTTTTAAAGCTTCTTTTGCTTTATCTAAAGAGAATCCAAAATATTCTTTAATAACTGATAAATCAGAAGCCTCGGTATATTTTAACCATTTTTGATATGGTCTTTTTTTAGCTGGCAATGAATGATAATAATAATCATATTGCAATTTCTTATCCAAATGTGGATAGTTATTCATTTCATTAGCATACATTAAACAATCTACGTGGTTCGATAATGATCTGTTAACAACATAAGGTGTATATTCCTTTTCATTATCATCATCTATCAGATAATTTTTAGTCTGTAATAAGGATGGTAGTAGTTCCTTAAATAATTCCATATAAATCACTATATAAAAATAAACTATTAATAGAAAATACTACAAAATTAATACCTAACGATAATCTATCAACACCTTCGCATTTAGTTTTAATAGCTATACCAAAAGTAGAGATAAAAGCAAACCACAATCCTGCTAGTGCAAACATTATTTGAACTCCGCATTACACAATACTTCAGTAAGAAATGCTAATGTATTTAACTCAGAATCAGCCACAAAAGCGTTTTGATATTGATATCGACCAATAATAACTATAAACTCAGGAACATAATTAGGATTCAATAGATCATACATTTTATTGTAAATTGCTCTATAGAATGTAGATGGATCAATATTTTCAGATGTTAACCAAATCCTAATATCTTTAATACTTTTTTCTTTAATAAATCCAACTAAATCATCAAGATTTCCAGATGAAGATTCTGATAACAAACCAGCATCAATTTTACCTGATGTGGCATATCTTTGCAATTCATTTAATACCCTTCTATTGTCTGGGAAATATTTAATAACTACTTGCGATACTACCTCTTTATTATATTCAACATTTTCTTGTTCTAGAATCCAACATACTCGTTTGAAGAAAAGTCCCATTAATTTTTGTTTTTCCTTCTTATTAGAAACAGAAAAATCAAAAATAGCACATCTAGAATGAATTGGTTCAATGATTTTATTTTTATGATTACACGTAAAAATAAACGTACAATTGTTAGAAAATGATTCTATACAACTTTTCAATCCTGCTTGCATATTAGGACTAGAACCATCAAATTCATCCATAATAATAACTTTTCTACCACCCGATAACGAAACAGATGTTGCATAGTTTGTTATTTGGTTTCTTAATATATCAATACCATTATCTGTTGATGAATTAATAAATAGATAATCTAATCCAATTTCTTTACATGCAGCAACAGCAATACCTGTTTTTCCACACCCAGGATTTCCAGCTAATAATAAATTTGGAATTTCTTTTCTATTAACATATTCTTGGAAAGCTTCTTTAATATGTGGCGATACAATGCAATCTTGTACAGTTGAGGGTCTATATTTTTCAGTAAATAGGAAATGCTCTTTTTTCATAATATATTAAATCTCAATGGTAAATAGAATGTTAGTATAACATAGGAGGCATTTTAAAGCAATAGATATCTCATTACACGGTTCTAAGTCCGACTAGTGTTATACTAACAAAACCTTTTATCTCAAAGACTCTCTGTATAAAGTTTCTTTTAACAGATAACCTTCTAGTTGCCAGATTTTATCTCTAGCATCATCAAATGAAATACGTTCACCAATTTCTTGATCAAAGTTTTCAATACTAACACAAGATGATTCACCACGAACTGTATATCCGTTAACTAAAGTTAGTTCACAAATAAGAGTTCTACCACTAGGAAGTTTTGTATAAGTTGCACCAACAATAAGATTATTAATAATATCTAAAGTAACTCTAGGAGCATTTAAATCTTTATCTTGGATTTGTTGTTCTAATTCTTCATCATTCATATTTAATTCCTTATTTATTTCATTGAAAAGTTGGTGAGAAATATTTAATACTAGTTCTAATATACTATCATAATTATTCAGCCACTTCTAATACAGTTGAATATAATGTTTGAAATTCTGAATCTTCAACCACAACAGTAGCATAAGTATTCTTATGATATACTTTACCAATACGATTTACAATTTTCTTAGGGATTTTAGTTTCATCCACAATATTATCAACAACATCTTTTAATTCTGCTTTTAATCCATCCATCTTAGATAATACTACAGACATTTCTTTAATACCATTTCTCAAAGTATCAAGATGATCTGCATCCAATGTACCAAAAACTGTTTCAATACTTACTACTTTTGACATCTTTAAATCCTCACTTGTGTTTCATTATAAAAA